GGCCATCAGCCGCATTGCTGAGTTACAGTCTGCCATTTCTTTTGGGGTATGCGGTTTTACAATTTTGATGGTTTGGCCGCCTACCTGCGTGTCAAACTGAAAAAGCTTTAAGATTTTTCCGCTACTAGCAGCTTCCCAAAGTTTATTATCTTGTAGTGGCAAAACGTCGGGGTGCAAGTATTTATCGTAAGCTTCTTTAAGAGTGAGATTCTTATCAATCTTTCCACCTTCTTGAAGAAGGTTGATACATTGCGTGATAACATCTTGAATCTCAGTTACAAGGAAGTCATATTTTACATCGCCGCAATCGTATAATTCCTATGTTTCCATAGGTACTGACTATATCTTACTTCTATTTATTAGAAGAATGCTGTTTCCACTTGTGTACCAATAACAAGTGTACTTTCGGTCTAACCCGAAATAGTCGATAGGCATTTAGGATAATTTTACTCTTTCCAAGTAGCACCTCGTAAAATATTATTAATAGAAGTGGGCGTTATTTCAGGGTGCTCTTCTTGAATTTGTTTTCTAGTTTTTACTCCTTGTGAAAACTCTTTACGCATTTGCCGCACGATATCCCAAGTTAATTTTGCTCGGCCATTATTTTGTCCTTTGCAAGCTCGGATAGACGTATGAGCTTTTTTATTTTCTAATGTAAATACTTCTGGCATCACTAATTTATATACATTACCGTTGTATATATTCCAAAAGGTTAATGGGTCTGAATATCTATCTTGATATTGTTTATATGCTTTTTTCCAAGGAATATGTTGAGCATATTGTTTTCTTAATTCAACTTCATCATAATCTAATTTATGATTTGTAGCAAACTGCCCACTAAATTCCAGATTGTGGGGATATTCATCAACTGTGGGGCGAATATTTTTATAAGTCTTATCGTGATAAATATTTTGAAATGCTTGATACCCTATTTTTTCAGCAAAATCATCATATAAAACATATAGGGGTAAATTTCTATGACTTTTAATATATTCAACTTCTTCTTTTGTTAAGTGAGCATTGCCGTTATGTTCTCCCGTAACAGCTGTATCTACTCCCGTAAAGTATCTACCCCCGCGAGAAACATTGTACCCTCGCCCTTCTGAAACATGAGTATGATATTTTGCTATATACTCTTGCTCATACTGGTCAATTTTATCAATTGGGATACCAGATACTAAAATTTCAAATTTGAAATTTTGTACTCCATATTTTTTAATAGCCTTAGCGATTACCATTGAGGGGTCGTTATTACATCTATGATTCGCCCATCGTTTTTGAATATTATTGGTAATACCGATATATTTTTTATTATTAACTAAATTTGTTATCATATATAAATACATTACGTGCCTCCAAAAAGTCTAATTTTATTACGCCCTTTATATAATATGACTTTTTGAAGAATAAAATTATCCATTTTAGCCCGGGATTGCCATATCTTTTTTAGACTTAGGTTTCCCCGGTGCCGCGCAGGTATTTTTTACTTATCTCAATAATGAGAGCCTGTACGACATTGCTGGTTAGCAATTAAGCATTTAAGAGCCTTGCGTTGGCTGACTCTGCATCGTGCAAAGAATATTGCGTAGTAATTGCCCCATTTTTAGCTTTCATAAAGCAGGCTGTTTCATAAGGGTCTTTGTCATAAAAGTTAACACCGCTTGCATGGATACCTCGCTGCGTAATTAAGCCGCTAATGTTGAGAAGGATATCCAATAGCCCCGGATAACTATTTACTGTTTTAACAAAGTTATTGACGGGTTTACGTTCTTTTTCTTCATTACCATAAACACAATCTGAAATACTCCAAACAAAACCACGTTCTGAAGGAATAAGAGAAGAAAGATATTCTGCTTCATCTAAGTCGATACCAGTTGGAAATTCTTCGGAGCGATATCCACGACAAGCAATTTTAACAGCAGCTTTAGAAGTAACTGTACCGTAAGTACAGACTTGAACGCAACCAAGTTGACCGCGTTCTTTTCGAATGTGACGAAAAATTTCTTCGCGTTTAGAAGGACAAATATCTATATCCACATCTCCAAGCTCTTGCCTGTCTTTATTTAGATAACGCCAATAAGGAAGATTGTTCGTAATAGGGTCAAGCTGAGTAACACCAAGCAGCCAGTGATTAAGTCCAGAACAGGCTGAACCACGTCCTGCTCCTACTGTTGAGCCGCACTCCCAGAAAAGATTAATGTAGTGTTGAAGAAAAATAGGATAAGCAAACATACAAGTTTCAAGCTTTTCTCCAATTACGGCTTGAATATCTGCTTCTTCTTCAAGACGAGAAAGGTAAGTGTCATTGTAAAGGTTACGCTTCTTTAACTCTTTGGAGCAATAGTTTATCCAATAGCGTTCCTGAGAATTATTTGAGTGAGACAGCTTATCAAGCGTTGGATATTTTTTTGTGTCATAAATATGGCTATCAACTGCTTCTTTTGGAAAATCTGGTACAGCCACTTGCGGAACGTGTTGCTTTCTCTTTAAAGTATAATATTCACACCTATCCCAAATCTTCATCGAATTGGCACAAAGCTCTTCGTAATTAAGGTCTGTGCCTTCGAGATTGCGGCGAATCTCTTCTTCTGATTGAAGATAAGCATACTCGTAAAAACTATCAACTTCTCGTTCTCCTTCTTTAGAGTTGAGAAAAGCCTTGTGAATATATCTATCTTCTTTGCGAAGATAATGACTATCACAAGTGACACAAATTGGTAGACTAAAAGCTTTAGCAATAGAAGACATTCTTTTGTTTACAATTATCTGGTCTTCTGATTGTGCGGGCTGAACTTCTAGAGAGAAGTTCCCCTCTCCGTAGGTATTAATACACCATTCAAGAAAAGTAACAATCTTATCGTGGGCTTGTTTTTCTCCTGTAATATTGCCTAGCATTTCAGCTTCGTGGAGTTCAAGGATAGCTTTGTCTAATTCAGACCCGAGACAAGCAGTAGAAGCATAAATATGTCCTTGACCATATCGCCGCACAACGTCTTCTACTTCGCTCTTTAAAGTTGGTACACGCTCCATTCCTCGGTCATAATAACTATTCATCCACGCAGTAGAAGATAATTCACGAAGCATTTTGTGTCCAAGAGAGTCGAGAGCAATCAAAATATGATGGTAATATTGCTGTCCAGTATCTCGTGTATTTGTTAGATAAATCTCATTGCCACGAACGATTTTGAAGTCAGGATGGATTTCTCTATACTGCTCTTGGAGTTTATCTAGTTCTATAGAAGAGCCAAGTGACTCATGCTCCGTGATTGCGATTCCAGATAATCCTATTTCTACTGCTCGTTGAACTAATTTGTCTACTTTGTTAATTGAATCTAAAAGCCGAAGGTTGCTATAGTCTGTGTGATTGTGAAAATCAAAACGTCGCACTGTCAAAGGCACCACCTCCTTTTATATAGACTTTTATTCTATATAATTATAGCAAAAAAGTGCATAGCTTGTCAACTACAAACTATGCACTTCTTAATTATTCTTCACTCGGCTGACGGGCTTTGATATTATCTACTTGCTCTTGAAGTGTTTCAACTACAAACTTATAACCAGCACTACCAAGCCAATATACTAAATTTTGCGGCAAATCAATAGAGCGATAATCTTGGCATACTGGTGAATCAGTAGCAGGTTGTTTACCAGTAATTCGTGCCATTAATTCATCTAGGTCAATAGTATCATACCCCATATTAACTTTATATTTAAACATCACTCAGTTCCTTTCTTAACCCCATTGTGTAGCCATGGCTTTAGCGATTCCGGGGAAGGTTTTGCTTCTAAGTTTCGAACGTTCAGCCGCAGGCAATCCCCAAGCATCATTTATCCAAGGAGCCATTGTGCGGCCATTCTTTCCGATTACAGCTCTTTTTTCTGGCTCTACCATATCAGTAGGCTCAAGTAACGGCAATCCTTTTAACCATAAACAGGTCTTCTTTTCATATGGGTCACCAAAATAGTATGGCTGTATTATTTGGTCAGGTTTTCTATAAAGATTTGACATAATCCCAACAGGATTTTCAATGGCTACTTTCGGGATATGGTCTAAAGCTGTAAAAGCAAGAAAGAAGCCAATACCTCGTTGTTGTCTTCCATCTCTTTGCTTCTCAGGAAACCATCTAGCTCCACTAGTTGCTAAATGAGTACATGGTGGAAAGGCTATAACCATATCCCATTGCATTTTTACAATCTCTAAAGCATCGGCTTGAATATGCCACTCTGG